ATGCTCAAATACAGTAGAAATTGATGATTCAAGAAACTCTGCTGCACAAGCAACTTATGCCATATATACTTTTGAACAGTATCCAAGGTCATGCAGGATTGCTGACAACAGTGTTTTTATTGACACCTCTCAAAAAGGTGATGTTGCAGGGATTTACAATGTAGATTCAAATAATGCCGTAATTGCAAATAACAAAATAAAAGTAGATGCAGACGATACAACAGGAGATCATTTTGGAATTTATACAAACGGTGTTAGAAACATAAGTTGCTTGTGCAGCAGAGTTTCTTGAATCATCAATTTCTACTGTATTTGAGCATATTGTCATGTTTCTTGCGCCATTGGCAAGAATCCCATAAAGTGTTTGATCTGCACTGTCGTCTTTGCTATTAACAAAGTTGTGACCTATATTTATAAGATTGTTATTCCCAGAACCTACTCCTATACCAATGTATTGAAAGTCTGTAATGATATTTTGCTGAATAATAACAGAGTCAACGTCTGTGCAGTCTATTGATTGATAAAGCTGACCGTCAAGATTGTTGCTTTGCGCCCTGACCTTTAAAGCGTCTTCTACGAAAAATCCTTTATACCCACCAGAAACGACATTGTTTAAAAAGTTTACTGTTGCGTTGTTCCCACTGTCATTATCAACTTCAACCGCAGTGTCTCCACCTGTGTTTCCTGCTGTGGGGTCGCCTGTATCCCAAAGGTCAAAAGTGCAATGTTCAACGTCAAGGGTGAAAGCACCACTATTGTCAAACTTTATTATCTTAGCTCCACCTGAATCTGTTTGTGAGTCAAACTTCAATTTCCGAAAAGAAAACCTTTTTGATGTCGATGAGAGCCTTTCAAAAGCGTTGTCATTGTCTGGCGTTTGAATGACTGTGGCCTTTTTGCTTTCCCCGACCATGTCCATATCGTAATCAGGCAAGCTGATTGTGCTGGAAATGGTATGAGTGCCCTTCTTGATAAAAATGCCTGCCCAATCACTGTCCAGTGCTGCCACTGCATCTGAAATGCTGGTAAACATGACATCCTCACCCGATGTCCCGACCGTGAGATACGGCAAGCTGTCTTTGATTCGGGGCATGGGGTACACGCGGATGTCATCGACATAATAAGACCCTTGAGTGCTGCCGGTGACTTTAAGCCTGACAGTCATGGATGCTGCATTGGCCGGGGCATGGGCAATGACCCGGAAAACATCCCAGGACGAATCAACCGTGTCGGAATTCGTGTCTATCGGATTATGGTTTTCAATCCAGGTGTTGTCGGACTCCCGGAACTGCATCATTACTTGCAGTCTGCCGTCCGGGCTCCCGGAGCTTTTCGCCCAGACTTCAATGAAATATCTGCTTTCTGGAACAATTCCGGTAATGGCTTCCGATGTGAACCAGGCTTCCCCATCCTCTCCGTCATGCCGGGCGCACTTGCTGCCTGTGTGGTATTCAGCCCTGTCTATGTACCAACCACCATAGGTCAGGGACCATCCAATGTCTCCAAGCTCAAAAGACCCATTGTAAACAAGGCCTGCACTTGCATCTCTCAAGTCATCATAATTGGCCGATGAAGTGTCCCATAAAAGGGTTTGTGCGTCTTCCGTGGGATGGCATGGGCCCGGTTCACAATTTATCTCAAGCACGGTCCCAGACGAGTAATCGCCGTTGTCAACCAAAAATTCGACTTCTCCGTCTTCATCCGTGCTGATTTGCGGAGCTTCGTCATAAAGGTTTCCGTCCGTGTCAAAGATCCGGACTGCCGTTGTCGTGTTATGAAGATAAACCGATAGATCGGCATTTGATAAAGGTTCACCGTTTTCGGTTTTGAACGTATGTTTGAATGTAACTTGACTCAATTTTTGCTCCGAGAAAGCTTACGCGCCTGAAGCACAATAGGAGCGACATAAAAATGGCCTGTAACAACAAATGTATCCAAGCCTATTTGAACGGTATCACCTTCGACATTGACTGTTTTTTGTTCAATATCAGTCGGTGAACTCATGTTGATAGTTTCCGCTGCTGAACTACTGCCGTCAACGTAGATGTCAAATCTGTATGACGTGACGCTACCAACAACCGCCAAGGCAACTCTTTCATATATTACAGTCCCAAATGGAGAATCTTGTTTTCCAGACAACAGGGAATAAGTAAGTGCGTTTGAATTATCTTCGTGTTCACTTATGTCAAAACGATAAAGATGTCCGTCACTCCCCCCCATATAGCATTCATTCTGTGCAGTCATAAAACAGTGAGGGGTCACTGAATTTGCCAGAGCCCATTCAGTCCAAATCTTTCCCCCAAGCTGAGTGTGGCATGCCAGGATGTTTGTTTTTCCGGTGAGCTTCAAAAGGTACAGGCCGTCTTTGGGGTAATATCCGGCAAAAGCGTCATCATCCCAATTGCCTTCAATCGCGTCTTGAACTCTTTCGCTGACAGGATAAGTGACCAGGTCGCCTTTGACCTCTGTCCCTGCCAGGTGCATGACCCCTGATCCAGAAGAGAAATAGATGTCATTGGCAATCGCAATAGCTGTTTTGTGGGTCGTATTGACGTTCTGCTGCGATGGAGACAATTTGTAATTGCTTGGCGAATCTCCAGACAGCAAACAGACAAAAGGTTGTTCGTCTGTTCCGAACACAACCAGATCCCCAAATTGGGACAAAACCGCACCGATTTTAAAGCCACTTGAGGACGTATCTACCGCACTGACGTACCCCCCTCCGTTTTCCGTTGACCAGTCTAAAGCCGAAAGGTTGCCGTACCAGAGCCTCCCTGGATAGTCCGGATCTCCGGCAATGTACGGTCTTCCGGCATAGACGGCCCCGAACTTGGCTTTTGGGGGAAGACTTGGGTAAACATCAATGGCAATCCCTGCCGTGCCGACATTGGCCCATGACCCATCATATCGGTAGCAATCTCCACCACTGGCTTCGGTGTAGCCATGCACCGTGATATAATCTGTGGCACTTCCGTCCGAGTAAAGAATGGCAATGATGTAAGATGTGCTAGGGGCCATGTCCTGGGTAGCCGAAAGGGACCAGGTGAACTCAAACAGCTTGGCATTGGTGGTCAACTTAGTCGCGGACAGTGTGGTGGTGGCCGTGGCCAAGAGGCTGCTGCCATCTGAGTTGTAAATCGCAGCAGTGATGTCTCCGGTAGGAGATCCGGTTTTGGAAAGCCAGAACTTGGCCCTGGTCAGGGGTATGGTGTACCCGGATGTCCAGCTAGGGGTCGTGATTTGAGCCCCAGCGCGAGTGTATGACCCGGAATACAAGTTTTGACTTGGGGTGTCTGCCAGGGTTTCGCAGCTTGCATGAATCAGTCTGGCCCTGGCCCCTGTTCCGTTGTCATAAGCCAGCTCGACTGAAGTGCCGTCCCAGATTTTCAAATACGATCCGTCCAATATCAAAGCTTGGTCGTTGAACGGAAGAATGGTTGCCTCTCCTTGCAAGGTCTTTTTGCTTGACCCAGGATTCAAAGAAGGCTCAGACCCGGTGCATTCGTAAAGCTTATGGTCGGAATCTATCAGGAGGAACTTGTATGTGCCGGATATTGGGCAATAAGCGGCATGCTTAATGGCTTTGTCGTTTGTGGTGCTTATTGAAACCCTTTTCAGACCAGGCCGGCTGGCAAGGACAAGGCTGACCTTGTCTTCAACCATTTTGGGGATAAGACGGAAATTCGTTGCTTCCTTCAGATCGTCACGGGTAAGCAAGCGTGCGTCAATATTCGTGAAAACTCCTTTGGGGTTTGACCAAAAAACAACTGGTTTTCTCTGTTGCTTGGGGGCCGGGTGTTGTGTTGCCCTCTGCATAGCCAAAGCAAAAGGATTCATTCTTACACCCCTGGGATGCTAAAAAAATTGTCAACCGACATTCTCCGTCTTCTCCCCCTCATATATGTCATATTCATTGCTTGAGTCCAAGCAGAAGAACCAATTTGCATTTCAAAAGCAGCAGATATTTCAAGCGCGTCTTTCTGGTCTGCAAGCACTAACTGTTCAATTACCCTGTTCCAAATGTTTTCAAAAGGCAGATCGTCTGTGTTGTAAGTTCCAACATGATAAGAAGTGCTTGGTTGAAAATAGTAGATATGAGCAAAATAAGTGTCGTCAGGACAAGGTATAAATCCAATTTTTGGATCATCTGTAATATAGTAATAATCAGGCTCCCCTTTGCTTGGAATAAAAGCTTTGAATGTCCCGGTCAATGAATCAGGGTCTCCTGTGTCATCCCTGAGATAAATCGTGCTGAATCCCAAGCTGTCATTGTCTCCAAAATCCCACTCATGGTCGTTGAGACTTCCGACAGTCCCTTCCGTAAGGCTGCTTGTCGAAAGAAGCATGGCAATAGGTTTTGCCAGGTCAGGATCGCCACCATCTGAAGCAACGTAATAATATTCGTTTGTTCCACTTGCTGACGCAACCCAATAACCACTCTCTGCCGTGAAATCATGTTCATCAAACGGATAACCAAGTCCAGCCCTAGATGCTTCCGAAACCTGAGTAAGGTAATCCTGGTTTCCGTCAATCCAGATAGAATCCCTTGGCATGAGAACCCAGGTTCCGGAAGCAAAGCTGTATTCAGTCACGTTTTCTTGCAGGATCAGGGTACTGTGCTTGAGGACAAGGTTTGATTCTATTGAAACAAGGTGGGCATGGATCAAATCAATTGCCAGGTTGATTGAAAACAAAATATCTGATTCCTCAACAAGGCTTTTGTCTGTATCTCTCAGTTTTCTGAGAACCCTATCCCCACAGTTCGCAACAGTGCCCATTTCAAATCTCCTGAATGACGTAAAGGGGGTTGGATGATGTCAAATACACAACGCCCTGAAGCAAATCGTATTCAGCATCCCATCCGGGGTTTCTCTGCATGGCAGCCAGTCGGGGGTCAGGCTGCTGATAGATTTCACTGTCTTCAGGGACTTCAATTCGTTTCGGCTGAACGGAGTCTCTGAGAGCCTGGATTTCACCCTCAGTCAAAATGACTTCCTGGCCTGGCCAGAAAACTTTTCGATTCGACCTGTCATTGACGCAAAGACGAATGGGCTCATTTTTGTTTTCGTCCATTCTCCAGACTTTGACTTTTTTCTTTTTGGACCAATCCCTTTTCAACGGTGATGTTGCCTTGGAGGGCTCAGAAAACTCAACAGGGCCTGAGTTGCTTGATGGGGCAGAAAAAGCACTTTCTTCTGTGACGTTTTTTGGCTTCGGGCCAGGGGTCTGCTTGCTTACCCGGCCCGGTGTTGTCTTAGGCATAAGAACTCCGTGCTGTTTTATCCTTGGGTTACAGTTGCATTGACTTGAATCAAATACACGTCCTCGTTCACATTGGCATCGTTGAGAAAGTAAATAAACGGCACAAGAATATCGCCAGCGTCCGTGTCCACCGAATGCGAGTGCCCACTGACAGCCGTGCCGTCAATGTAATAGGTCGCAGTGCCGGCAGCAGAAACCCTGACTTCCAGAGTGTGAGTTTCTCCATCTGCCCAATTTTCAGTTGTGTCCGTGCTGTTTGTTGCTCCGTTGTCATCAATGTGCTCTGAATAGATGTCTCCGCTTTCGCAGTTCAAAGCCACTGCATCGTTGTAGTCGTCAAAAGCAGCCTGATAGGCCTCGTCACCTCTCCAACCGACAACCAGAAAATCAGACCCGGAAACGTCCGTGGAGTCGATCTTGACCGCAAAAGTGCAAGCATCGGTCCCGGACTGACAGGCGAATGGATTGGAGTCAGTGATACCAAACCCATACTCAACACCGTCATTTTCGGTGTCATCCAGACTGATCTCCAGACCGTCTGCATGAATCACTGGAGTAACCAGAGTCTGCGTCCCGATCATGTGCATTTCCATCTGCACCCCTGGGGCGAACATCAGCACGTTTTCAGCCCCTCCGGTTCCGTCCAAGGCCGTGCCGTCATTCTGCATTCCAACAGGGGTTCCGGACGGAGTCCAGACCAGATAATCCGAATTGGCAGCTGAGTTGAGTTCTGCGGTTGAGGCCAGGACACCGTCAATCAGGTTCAGTTCAGTGGTTGTGGCCGTGAGCCCATCGTTCAGGTTTAGTTCAGTGGCCGTGGCCGTGACTTGGGTGTCATTGATGAACCATTCTCCGGCAATGTTTAAAAGGCCGGTAAAATTGGTGTCTTGACTGACCGGAACCCAGGCGACCGCACCGAACAAAACGGCTGAAATGAGGATAAGCACTTGCAAGTATTTTGGAATCAATTTCATTTTGAACCTCTCAAGACCGGGGAAAGATGTTTTTCTTTCCCCGGTTTCGTTTTTAAGCCGAGCAGCCCTCAATCAGGTCATGGCCCCAAGGTCTGACTTTGGATACTGAAGGTAAAGCTCCGGCAGCAGATAGAGGACATCGTCATCGTCAATGTCCGCAGCAGTTGTTGCATCTCCTTCGCGGCTTTTGAGCAAAGTGCATCGGCAATGCTTGCTTTGCCCGGATGGTTTCTGAACCTCTCCGACATAGGCATAGTTGCCATTGGTGATGTTGTAGACAACCCACCCCCTGGAGACACCGGATTTCATAAAATCCACAGACGAGTCCTGAATGTAGGTGTTGCAAGCATCACCCCCATCGTGAGTGGCCTTGATGATCGGACAATCCATGCCAAAAGCTTCGACCAGGTATATATGGTCATCTTCAAGCATGGCAACGTCAGCCGTAACTTGAAAGCCATTGGCCTTAAACCACTGATCATTGGTCACCACGGTAGGGTCTGAGGTCATGTCATCAGCGATCATGCCTTCATCAAACTCAACGAGCTTGATCCCTTTGTCGCTGTTGACCGTCATTCCAGTGCCCACGACATAAGCAATGCTTGCGTCATTACCCATCATCCGACACCAGAAGTCATATTTGCCAGAATCAAGTTGCGTGATCACAACCTTTTCAGGGCAAAATCCATTTCGGAAGAACATATCGTTTGCGTCCATTCCGAACATATAAGATCGAAAGACCTTTTCATACATGTTGATACCTCCGCATTTTCATCGAAACATCATCACAGATCCGTCACGCAATGCTCAAGCCGAACCCCGAAATCATTGTTCAGAATGAGCCCACCGATGTCGGTTTTCCAGCCACTGGAACCCCTCTGGTCAATAGCGTCATCAACGCCTGAAGAACCCAGATCCTTGATGATGTTTTTGATGTTTTTCCGTTGAAGGGGAACACTGCCGTAAAAGTTCGCGCCAAAGACCATCGTGATGTAAACATCGGTTTGAGATGAGCTGGTTGACACCATGCCGTTCAAGGTTCCACTTCCAGAGTCTTCGTGAATCTTGGCATTGGTCGTGGCAACGAACCTGATTCCTTTGTATTCCCCAAGTTCTGTTTCGTATGTGCTTTTGTGGTTTGCATATTGTTCGACAGGAACAAAGCCAGGAATGTCTTCCAGGTCTTGCCTGCAATCAAAGTGCGTGATCGCAATATAGGAAGGCCTGACAGGAACTGTCCCGACCTTGGTTGAAGCTGCGATCATTTGCTTGACCTTTCGGGTTTTGTTGCCCTCCAAGGTCCGCACAACAGACCTCAAGTCATTCTTTGACAATGCGGTGTTGACACTCGTTCTGGCAGCAACACCATTGGCATACCTGACATTGGTCCCAGAAACCATTTCATCCCTGTGGAACTGATCAACAGTGTCTCCTGCTTGCTGACCAAGAAGCTCGCCGTATTCGAGCAGGGTTGAATCCAGGCCGAGCATCACAAGCCGGTCGGAGTAAGTCAGGAAGTCACCAAACTGAACCAGGGTGGTGTAGATGTCACTTGTCTGCGCCTTCTTCCCGGTGGGGGTTTTCCCTTCGGTCAGCCGGCTGCCAACAGGCAACGGTCCATAAATCCGGAAATTGATCCTGTCTCCCTGATTTTTTGGCATTGGCCGAATCTGCGCCCATCGGTCATGCAAAAGTTCAGGCCAGGCGTTTTCAAGCAAGTTCCGGTCATAATAACCGCGCATGTTGATGTTGACATCTGAAGTCGTATTCAAAACAGTCATATTTACACCTCCTGCCAAAGCTGACAGGAGAGAAATTTATCCAAAGCCTTTGGCTTTAGCCTTTATTCTTTCCCATTCAGCGTTTGGCAAGTCAAAAGCGTCTTTCGGGGGTTTTGCCTTTGGTCCTTCTCCACCTTTGGATCTGGACCTAAAGGGCACTTCAGCCTTTTTTGAACTGCTGGCATGGCCAGAAGGCTCTTGCTGCATTGCCCCTTGGCCTGAAGGGTAGAGTGGTCCCTTTGGCTCAATGAGGTTGTTCTGTGCAAGAGCCCTCTTGGCTTGCCAGTAAAATTCAGCAAATGCCCCAGGGTCTGTTTCGATTTGCTGAATTCTGGCCGGAGGAAGGTTTTCCATGACAAGTTTTGGGATGTAGGGAAGAACCTTGGCATAATCCTGGTGATCAATGGCAGCAACAAGCTGAACCGTGGGGTTCATGCCCTGATCGCGCTGAGGCTGTTGCATTTGAACAGCCTGAGCCTCTTGCAGGGTCTGCTGTCTTACCATTGAACCAAATGCTTCAAGGTTGTGTTGCATCCATTCCTCTTCAGTGTCGAAATCCTTCAGAGGTTTGGGTACAAACTTTTGCTCCTCCTGTTTTGGCCCTTGACCGGGCTGAACAGGAGGCTCACCCCTGGCTTGCCTTCTCAGGTCTTCGAGTCGGTCATTGATCGTTTTGTGGGTCACCGGGTCGTTTTGGTACAGTTCAATGAGTTTCCGGTGTGGTCCCATCTTTTGATCATAGTCAAACCCCTTCTGCGCCAGTTCCGTGTACTTGTCGCGAGTCAAACGATGGATTTGTCCATTGTGCTTGATCTCAATAGTTTCTGGAAGCTGGCCAGAATCTTCACCTTCTTCTCCGGCTGTTTCTTGAGGGGTTGTCTGTTCAATGAAGCTGGACACGTCCAAGGCATTGTCTTCAGGCTCATCGTGGGTGCTTTCCCCACTTTCACCATCAAGATTGCCGGCAGTTTTCATGTCTTCCTCTTCGTGAGAGACAAACCCTTCAAGACTGTGACCTTCAAATTGCCTGTTGCCAAGTTCTTGTCTTTCGCTATCGGACATCTCTTCTCTCCTTTCAGCAAACTGTCGCTGAAGCTTAAAGTTTTGCAAGCAACTGTCGCTTGCTACTCTTCAAAGGGTTGAGGTTTTTGGTTTAAAGCTTTTTCTTTTTCGTGAAACATATAAACTTTAATTTTAAGTTCTTTTATGACTTTAAGCCATGAATTTAAATTGCTAGAATGGTAAATATTTGCTATGTCATCATCAGGAAGATTTTCCAAGTGAGACATTACTTCTTTTGTCTTTTCTTCTATCAGTCCAACAACAAAAGGGTTACGGATTATTTTGATTGCCTCTGAGGCCTCGTATTGCATTTTCTTGTAATCTTGTTGTTCTTTCTGCTTGTCTGTCATTGCTTTCCATCCTTGCCTTGGTTTGCTCAAACATCATTTTCGCTTTTTCCTGATCCCCTTTAAGCATCAATTCGAGCATATCCACGATAAAGTCAAGATTTGCCTCCCTTTTCTTTTGCCTGATCCTGCCGTCTTCCTTTCTCACGTCAGCAGCAATTTTCTCCCCTTCCAACTTTCTGTCAAGCTCTTCCATTTTGAGGAACATTTGATTCATCATGTCTTGCTGCTTCTTTTCCATTGCCCCTGTTTGTTGCAATTGCTGAACCCTTTGCGCGTACTCCTGTTTTCCGGGAAGGAAGTCCTCCGGATCTTCCCCCTGGACCGCAATCATTTTCGATGCTGCGTCATAGCCCTTCATGGGATCAAGCAGGGCCGGGTAAGCTTGAGCCATTTGAACCACGCTGGCAATGATCCCCTGAATCTGCTGCGCCTGATTCATCCCCACGGCTTTTTCAACCGGCATCTGGACCTCGACATGAAACGGACCTTTGATCATGTCCGGGGTCACATTGACTTCCTGGCCTTTGATTTTGACCGTAAACGGCTTGTCCATGTAAAGCTGATACAGCTTGACCGCTTTTTCGTAAAAATCTTTGAGCCCTGTCTCAGCGTAGATGCGTGCAACCATGTCCATGCGCTTCTGGCCTTCCATCATCAGTCGCTGAATGCCTCTGTCCGGGGTTTGTCCCATTCCATGGGGTTGCTGGCCGGCACTCTGACTCAAACTCCCTTGGTTCATCTTCGTTACACCGCTTCTTTCCTGCCTCATTTCGCTCACAATGGCCAGCATCCCCAAAGGGGCAGCCATGTCCATCTGTTTTGGCGAAATGTCTTCCAGGGCCCCTTCTTCAGCGTCTATGACATCTCCAGGGACATGATGGTATATTGCGTCTGAATCGGACTCCTTGTGCGGATCTCTTCTCCAGAGGCCTTTGACGTGAAAAGCGAAAGTGTCCAAGATTCTGCGAATGATCTGAGTGTGAAGGTTTTGAACTTCAGTCAGCAATTCGCCCCATCCAATGCCGTTGATCTTGTAACAGTCAAGAATCGGGCTCAATACGCAAATCGGCTTGAACCCCTCCTTGTTCAACTCCCATCGAATCAGGTAGTTGTTGGCATACCAAAGGGTCACATCTTCCAGGAACCCATCTCCGTCAACATCAAGCCGGGTGTGCCATTCGACCAGGTCAACCTTTCTCCGCGGCCCAACCTCTTCCGTTTCCGGGCCTATTCGCTGCAAATAGTCATAGTATGCGTCTTTTTCCGCTTCTGACATTCGGTCGTCTGCGTGTTGAACTATCGTGCCCTTCCTTTCCAGCTTGCCAAGCTGTCCAGCCTCAAGCTCTTTAAGATATTTGAAAAAGGCCTCTCCTGTTCTTTCTCGGTGGGCCCGGTCTATCCTTTTCAGGTAGTCAACCGTAACGGTGGTTTTGTTTCCAATGCCATGATCGTCATTGACACCCCTTGACTCTTCGCTGAACAAGATTTCCCAATGGGGGATGTTGTCAGGGGTAAATTTATCTACTGTAACTTGTTCAGCTGAAAACTCCACATTGTTGAAAACGATTTCCCCGGCTTCGTTGAGAGAAGGTTCAGGAGTGCTTTCCAGGGCAAGCTCCGGATCTTCGTTCAGGTCATTCATCTGTGCGATTGAAAGAGGTATGTCCAGTTTTTGGGTAACCCTCTCCTTCTCATACTCCCAGGCAAGCTTGACCCCTGCGGTCCCTGAAACCTGGCTGTCCTTGAACCAGGTGTAAAAAAAGACAAACTGACTTGGAGAGCCCTTGTCCATGTCTTGTTTGATCTTCTTTTTGATAGCCGCGCCTATTTCTTTTGGCGCATTTTCAAAAACAATTTTAAATTTTTCGTCATCGGCAGTGAATGTACGGATATAGTAAGGCAAAACCCATTCTATATCGTTCATCACATCCCTTGTGACATGCCGGCTTCGGCCAATCAGTTCATTTCCGTATGGCTTTCCGTAGTACCTTTTCCAGTAATCCATACGGTCAACTGAAATATTGGTCATAAACAGCTTGGCTTGTTCGAGTTCATCCCAGCCCAGCTGTTCGATCTCATCCCAAGACAAGGGTGTATGCTGAACATCCGTTGCTTGAAGAACCATTTTGGCCTCTTTATGGCTATTTATAAATCACGATTACTTCAAAGGTTGAGCCAACAGTACAATCAGAAACATCAATGAATGGGGTCAAAAGTCGAGTGTTGAAGTATTTGATTTGCTCTTCATAGGCATCACTTGCCTTGGCTTTGAAAATGATTGCTCCGTTTGCATCACCATTTTTTATCACAACCTCATCATCTGTGGCTGCCGGGTTGAATTGAATGGAGTCAATCTCACGCGTTTGTCCGGTCCAATCAGCGTCATTCACGGTAATATGGACCACTGGCGAATCCATGACAACCGTGTTTGCCCCCCAGGCCTGAAAGGCCACAAAAAACATGGCCACGCAAACCAATGTTGCAAAAAATGTTTTTTTCATCTTTTCACCTTTCCTTGTTTACAGCAATTCAATTCCCAAACCCATCATTCCAGCCGGCTTGGTTGTCGGGGCTGCTTGGTTTTGAGAAGAGTTGTTGACCACTGTCCCATTGCTGATTGCTGAGACATCATTGCCCACAACATCCTCAAGGCTGTTTGAGTCGCCTGTGAAATCCACATAAACCGTATCTGTGGCATTGACCGTTGACCCTATCGTGTAGACGTGGGTCA